TCTCAGAACAGTTACCCTACTTGATGGTAACTGTTCCCACTGACACCAAGCAAAACGCCTTTAAGGAAAAAGGAATTAATAATGGCTAGAGCCTACAAAAATCCCTCGGTCATGAAGCACAATTTTGACCAGGTACCCCATGCGAACATTCCAAGGTCGAGTTTTAAGCGATCGCATGGCCACAAAACAACGTTCGACGCAGGATACTTGATCCCTATTTACGTCGATGAAGCACTCCCAGGTGACACCTTTCGGATGAGTCTTACGAGCATTGCAAGGCTCGCAACTCCGGTGGTCCCCATCATGGACAATATCTACATGGATTTCCACTTTTTCAGCGTTCCAAACAGGCTACTTTGGACAAATTGGCAACGGTTCATGGGAGAACGGGACCCCGACCCTGATTCCTCAACATCGTATACGGTTCCACGTATGACAGCCCATACTCCCACGGCTGGAACACTAGAGGATTATTTCGGGATTCCCGTTGCCCAGGGAGATGTTGACGTGAACTCCCTGGCTCACAGAGCTTACAACCTCATATGGAATCAATGGTACAGAGACGAGAACCTCCAGGACTCCGTGACAGTCGATATTGACGACGGACCCGACGCAATTGCGGATTACGTTCTTCTCAAAAGAGGCAAACGTCGGGACTATTTCTCAGGTGCACTCCCTTGGCCACAAAAAGGAACGGCAGTCGATATGCCTCTCGGTACAACTGCTCCAGTTGTAGGGACAGGCATTGCGTTAGGCATGACAAATGGTGGAGGTCCATTTGGAACTTACTTCTCAACGGCATTAGGCAAAAGTGTAGGTGCCGACTTCTACGGAGTCGCAGAAGGTACAATTGACGCTACGTCTGGAACATTGCCGACTAACAATCAAGCGTTAGGCGTAAGTGCGTCAACAACATATTCCGGCCTGGAAGCAGACCTAAGTAACGCAACCGCAGCAACAATTAACTCATTACGGGAAGCGTTCCAGCTTCAACGTATGATGGAAAGGGACGCAAGAGGCGGAACCCGATACACGGAAATTATCAAAACTCACTTCCGTGTAGATTCTCCCGACGCCAGGCTACAAAGACCCGAATATCTTGGCGGCGGAACACGACCAGTAAACATTCAGAGCATACCGCAAACGTCACAAACGGACACCAGCCCACAAGGGACATTGGCTGCCGTTGGATACATGCAAACAGGCGGAATAGGATGGACGAAGTCATTCACAGAGCACTGCACGCTCTTAGGATTGGTGTCAGTACGTTGCGACCTCACATATCAACAGGGCCAAAACAGAATGTGGGATCGCCAAACCAAATGGGATTACTATTGGCCTGCCTTGGCACACCTAGGTGAACAAGCGATCCTTAACCAGGAAATCTGGCACGACTCCTCAGCTAATGACGAACTCGTGTTCGGCTACCAGGAACGATGGGCCGAATACAGATACAAACCGAGCATGATAACGTCCCAACTTAGATCGGATCATGCCACTTCCCTGGACGTGTGGCATCTTAGTCAAGACTTCGCAACTTTGCCAAGCCTAGACTCGGACTTTATAGAGGAAAATCCTCCGATTGACAGAGTCATCGCGACAACCAACGAACCTCAGTTTGTATTCGACGGATACTTTGACATTACTTGTGCCAGGCCCATGCCGACTTATTCGGTGCCTGGACTAATTGACCATTTCTAGGACAAAGATATGGATTTTGGACCTATAGCAGCTAGTATAGGTGGTGACATTGCATCTTCCGCACTATCTATGCACGAATCCAGACGTAACCGGCGGTGGCAAGAAAAGATGAGCGGGACAGCCCATCAACGTGAGGTCAAAGACCTTATCGCCGCCGGTTTAAACCCAATTCTCTCAGCAGGCGGTAAAGGTGCGACAGTAGGAAATGTCCAAAATGCACTAATCCCGGATATGGCAAAGAACATCAACTCGGCAAGATCAGTAGAGGTAGCCAGGAAGCAAATGGTTGCTAACGTCGAGAACACAGAGGCACAGGCCGGACAGCAGCGTGTAAAAGAGAATCTTGATAAACAAATGCTTAATTTCTTTAATCAGCAATCGGACGATGTTAAACGTTCGATCCTCGGAATGAGATTATCAAATCAATCCGGCGGCAAAGGAATATTAAGCCAATTAGCAGGAGCGACAATAGGCCAGTACAAATCGGCCCAGGAAAAACTGAAAGGAGTAGTAGACGAGTACGGCGAACCATTAGAGGTCTTAAATTCGGCCAAACGTTTTAACGAAACGGAACTGGATCTCAAGAAAAAAGGATACTATTGGGATTACAAGTCACGCCGATGGAGATCCATGAATCCAGAAGAAAGCAACAAGAAATACATACCAATGGGAAAGAGATGAATTCAAAATCGTGGTTCAAAATATTCACACTAATGTTAGAATTCTACAAAACATGGAAAGGAAAACGCAATGGCATTCAGACGACGAATGAGACGAAGAGCAAGCAGGAGGCTCTTCAGCAGAACGGCACGGAGGTCAAACGGTCGTAACCGCACACGCGGACCCAGACGTGGCGGATATCGGCTATAGCATAGTGCCCCTGTGGATCACTTGACCCGCAGGGGCATCCTTTTATGATCTGGTAGTTGCTTCTCAGATCATGCCAGACCCTACTGAACAGCAAAAAAAGAATAGGATAAACTATGCCATGCTACCGACCACTAAAGGCATACAAAATGTTGAATGAGTATACAAAGAACGGAAAAAACGTTATCGAGTTCCGAAAAGAAAAAGCAGGAAAAAAAGCATACGAGAAAGTCACCCTAGCATGTGGACAATGTATAGGATGCAAAATCGACAGGTCTGCAAGTTGGGCAATACGATGCGTTCACGAAGCACAGCTCTATTCAGAAAATTCATTCATAACACTTACCTTCAATAACGAGAACATAAACCAAACACAAACACTAATGAAGGTAGACTTCCAAAAGTTCATGAAGAGATTACGCAAACATGAGAAAGGAAAACGCATACGGTACTTCCACTGTGGAGAGTACGGTCAAATATGTGGCAACTGTGGAAAATCGAGGACAATATGTCTACAATCCAACTGCAAGACCTGGGACCCCGTACTGGGGAGACCACATCATCACGCATGTCTATTCGGACATTCATTCAACGACGTAAAACTAATAAAGCAGCAAAGAGGCGTAAAGCTCTATACCTCAGAAACTCTCGGCAAATTATGGCCCTACGGTTACGTAACTATAGGAGATGTTACCTATGAGTCAGCAGCTTATGTGGCAAGATACATACACAAAAAAATCAACGGGCCGAAAAAAGAAGGTCACTACACCAGAACCGATCGGACCACTGGTGAAACAGTGGCTATTGAGCCAGAATATATCACTATGTCACGACGCCCAGGAATTGGTAAAGCGTGGTTTCAGCAATATAGCTCCGATGTCTACCCAAAAGATTTCGTCACGGTTAAAGGAAAAAAGTTCCGAGCCCCCCACTACTATGATAGACTATACGAATCTATGGAACCTGGTCGAATGCAACAAATCAAAAATAAAAGAAAGGAGAACGCACTCAAAGGAGATCCAAAAGAAAAAATGATGAAACGTCAGCGTGTAAAAGAAACAGTAGCTAAAAGGTGCCACGGCATCCGAGAAAGGAAATTTGAAAATGATACTTCAGTGCTATAGCATTTACGACATCAAAGCAGACATCTATCACGTACCTAACTTCTGTCACAACACTGCCCACGCTAAAAGGGTGTACGCCATTGAGATAGGAAAGTCACAGACCGTCTTCCATCAATACCCGGAAGATTTCAGAATCTTCCACGTAGCAAGCTACGATGATTCCACTGGGATCATGAAACCAGTCGAGCCCGTGCATTACGTATGTGAGATGCAAGAGCTTGTAGTAAAACAACCAGGTAATGAGGACAAACCCGAATGAAAGTCATAAGGAAAAAACGCAAGAACGGAAGCATCCGTCTTCAGTATGCGACGGAAGGAGCAAGCAGGACCGAACAGGCCCATGCAAATGAGGTAAATATAAACACAATTATGGCCCGGGTAGAGAAGGGCCAAACCGTCTCCATTAACACAGCGTCGCCACTGTACGGCGACTTTACCGGAGTCAGCGATTACCAAACGGCATGCGACACCGTGATCCAGGCACAAGAAGACTTCATGGCACTGCCGGCGAAGGTCAGATCTCGCTTCGACAACGACCCCGCAAAACTGATAGAGTTTATCCAGAACCCTGAGAATAAAGAGGAGCTCATAGAATTAGGCCTAATCGACGATCCCACTCCAAAGCCAGTGAAGGTGGGGGAGACGATAGAAGTGCCTGAAAACGAGCCACAGGCCGCAAATACGGCCAATATGGAGACGGATTAAATGCTTGACGTCCGTCTCAGAACAGTTACCCTACTTGATGGTAACTGTTCCCACTGACACCAAGCAAAACGCCTTTAAGGAAAAAGGAATTAATAATG